AGTTTATTGCATTAGATACACTAACTGCATTAGAAGAGATGAGTTTGCCATTGGCAAAGCAACTTTATATGCAAACACCTATGGGAGCAAATTTCGCAGGTAGTGACGTAAGAACCTTAGCTAATGGAGCTGGGTACTTATACACAAGGGCAGCGTTTTTTAAGATGGTTAAGCCATTTGAGAAGTACTGTGAGACATTGATCATGGTTGGTCATGTCAAAGAGAAGGACATCACTAAAGGTGGAGACACTTTTACTGAGAAGTCCATCAATTTAACTGGCAAGACTAAGGACATTCTATGTGCTTGGTGTGATAGTATAGGATTAATTTACAGAGAGGAGAACAAAACTATAATAGATTTTGCTCCATCAGACAAGTTAATTGTAGGCTCACGTCAAAAACATTTAATTGGACAAAAAGTAGTTTTAGCAGAAAGTGATGAAGATCACAATTTAACAATAAACTGGAATGCAGTTTTTATAGATAAACAAGAAGAATAATGAATATAATATTTGGAACTAAGAGATTAGGAAAAGTAGATGGGTCTCATGAGGCTTATCAAAAATATGATAACAAAGCGGTAGTAACGCTTGAGGCAGATAGAGGAAAAGGTAGAACGCGTAGAATCTTATTCAACAAAACAGCAATGGAGCAGTTGAATTTAGATAAAGGAGAGGTACAGTACATATCTTTCGGAACTATTGATTCTGACGAGAATGGAAACAGAGCAATAATTATTGCTAATGTTGATATGCTTGTAAATATAGATGACTTGACAACGTACAAGACATCTAAGAATGCAGTAGCATTTGAAGACAGTAAGGAGAAAGGTAAAGCTATCTCTTCTGCCGCATTAACGAAAGATTTGATTACATTTCTTGACTTAGATGAGAATGAAGGAGTTGAGTATGGTTTAGAGTCTCTTGATGGGACTGATATCCCTTGCGATGCGTTTAAATTTGTAGCATTAGTACCAGAAGGTCCTATTGCTGTAGTTGAAGAGGCTGACGCTGGTCACGTAATGTTAGGATTAGGAGATAGTCCAGACCAATCATTCTTACAAAAAACTGAAGCTGAACCAGTAACAGAGTAATTGTTCAGCAATAAATAAATAACGAAGGAGATTTTATGAGTAATTTTGGAAAAGGACAAGAAGTTGGCGAAGGTGGAACAAGAAAATTGTTTACTGGAGCAGAGAATTTTAAAGTAGTAGCAATTAACCCTACAAAAGCAGAGTTAGAGGCTATATATGGACGTGAGTTAAATTACGATCCAGAATATACCGGTACTACGACAGTGTCCGATGGAGATGGAGAGAGAGAAGTTAACCAAATTAGGTTAGACTTTTATTTAAGTAACGAAGATGTTAATAATCCTATTAACACTAAAGCATCATTTTATGTTGCTGATACGCATCACAAATCACAAACTGGTAAAGTGAAAGTAATCAATGATTACGGACGTACAACTTGGTTAACCAAGGAGGACATAACTAGTGGTGATGCCCCAGCAAATATGACATGGTATAGTATGCAAGGCGTTAAGGTAGCTAAAAGAGGTGAAGAAGAAGTAATAGACTTCTTAGTTAATCTTTTAAACTTACCTTTTGATTTAACGAAAGTTGATGATAAGTCTGATGCTTATGCTAAGATTAGTAAGGAAGAGTGGAAAGCTATATTAGGAGGAGATGTTAGCATCTTTAAAGGAGTATTAGCTTCTACGAATAACAAGATTGGCGTTGTACTTGGTGTTAAAACTAAGGCTGATGGAGGTCAAATGCAAACCATATTTAGTAGAAAGACTTTACGTCAATATACTTTACATGGTAAGAAAGCTGATAGATTTAAGTGGATTTTGAAAGATATCCATGATGCTAAAGCTAACGGAGCATTTGGTAATGTAGAGTTTGGTGGAGATGACCTTACTTTACGTGAATTCGTTGTAAAGCCAACTCAATTATCATTAGATAACGCACCAGGTGCTGACGATGCATTCGCAGCTCAGCCAGTGTCTGACGATGATGATTGGTTGAATGAGTAGTATTAATTAATTAATTAACCAGGTTATAGAGAGGGTGTTATGCACCCTCTTTTTTAACCAATAAAATCAAGTAAATGGGGTTTAAAAATCATGAACATAAGAAACTCCCAAATCAAAAAGATATTCTTAGTTGTATCACAGATTCCCAGATATTTGAATTTTACCTCGGAGGTATACCAAATAGACCTATTAAAAGTCCGTTAAGAGAAGATAAAGTTCCATCGTTTAGTTTATTCTATTCCGATGATCATAAAAGAATCTTCTTTAAAGACTTTGCAACAGGGGATACAGGTGATGCATTCGTGTTTGTAATGAGGTTGTTAGGTTACAACAGAATTACAGATGTATTTACAAGAATAGCGGCAGATTTCGGATTAACACAGTTTGAAACAAAAGAAATTCTCAAAGGAAGACAGATAAATTCATTTGTCAGCAAAACTAACATGGTAAAAAAAGTTAGCAAAGAGAGAATTAACATTCAAATAAAGGTAAGGCCTTGGAATCTTAAAGACAAAGAGTATTGGCATGGAAAATATGGATTTACTGTAAAACAGTTAGAATACTTAGGTATATTTCCTATTTCTCATTATTTCATGAACAGTTATTGTAGAATAGCTGATGAATTAGCTTATGCTTTTGTTGAAAGGAAAGATGGATTACAAACCTTTAAAATTTACCAACCACTCAATAAGGAATGGAAATGGGTTAATAACAATGACTTTTCCACTTGGGAATTATGGACACAGCTACCTAAAACAGGTAAGAACCTAATTATCACAAGTAGTAGAAAAGATGCAGGTGTTATTAAGTCATTATACCCCTCTCATTTGCTCACAGCGTGCGCATTACAGAGTGAAAAAACAAATGCTAAAGAAAGTGTAGTTAATGAATTAAAAGCTCGCTTCGATAACATTTATGTCTTATACGATAATGATTATGACAAGACAAACAACTGGGGAAGAATAGCAGGAAAGAAGTTATGTGACGAACACAAGCTTATCCAACTAGAGATACCAGAACCAAATGGTACTAAAGACATCTCTGATTTCAGAGAAACATATGGTGCTGATATTACAAAGAATCTTATAAAAATGATGATTCAAAACAAAAAATAAATTTAAAAATTAAAATTAAGAAAACGATGAGTATTAAGAGAACAATCAACACTAACTTATTAAAGAAGTTAGAGACATTTAGAGTAATGGCTTTAGGAGAGGCAGTAGGTACACCTATCCTTTTGATTGGCCCTCCTGGAGTTGCTAAAACAGCTGCAGTTATTGATTACGCGAAAGCGGCAGGAAATGGAAACATTGACGATGCAGATTTATTTTTACTAGAAACTGATGAAGGGACTAGAAGTAATGCAATTAAAGGTAATATTGACCTGGAAGAGTTAACGCTTAACCAAAAATATAGAGTAGATTCACCTATTACAAGCGCTAAGTTTGTAGTTATTAATGAGATTGACAAAGCGTCAGCTTCATTACGTAACAGTTTATTAGGTATCATGAATGAGAAGATACTATTTAATGGTACAGAGAAGGTGCCATGTGAATGGCAAGCATTCATTGCTACTTGTAACAGCATTCCTGATGATGAAGTAGGTTCACCATTCTGGGATAGATTCTTAGTAACGTTCCATGTGAACAGATTACGTCAATCTGACATCCTTGATTACTACGCTAAAGGTGGTAAAACATTTGGACAGAATCACAATATCAATATCCCTGAGCAAACTGATATTGATGCAATCACAGTTGATCCTATTAAATTAAAGAAAGTAATAGACTTGATCTATTCTTCTTTGTCTGATAGAAGTTTATCATTTTTACCTACAATCATTAAGAATATTATGGTTGTATGGAATTTCAATGAAGACAGAGCTATTGTGAAGTGTGTTGAGTTGTTAGTTGACAAGAATGCAGCTAAGACCATTTCTAAATCATTAGTATCTAAAGAGCTTCGTGCTATTTATGATGCAATTGATGGAATTGGAGCTTGTATCTCTATGGACGCT